ATGATTGGTTGCGGTTGGTTAGATTTTGCCTTCGGCGATTTCCTGAGTCGCCTGCTTCCAAGCCGGGTCATGCTTCAAGCCCTGGGCCTTGAGAATGTTGACGCGGTTGGTGATCTTGACGGCCTTGTCCTTTTCGTCAAGCTCGCCGATGTCTCGGCTGGTTGACTCGCCGCCGTTGCCACGATTCAGGACCGTGGTGCCGCCCTTTGACGGGGCGATCTCGGCCAGCATGGCAACTCTGGCTTCGCGGTTGGCGAGACTGGCAAGGATCGGAGTCAGTCGCTTGACCCGGGCCGGGTCGGTGATTTTGTGCGTGGTCAGCAGTTCGCCGATTTCGCGGTTTTGCATTGCAGCGCAGATGTCATCCTCAGACGCATCGGCGGCAAGCCCCAATGTGGTTGCAATTTTGCTCATGTTCAGTGTGTTGTCTGCCGCCGGGGCGGGATTGCCACCGGCTTTGTTTTTCACCACGCCAGCCTTTTCCGCGTGAAATTTCGCGGCGTTTTTGTGAAACACGGCTTGATCATCGTTGCCGGCTTCCTCGTGGGCGTCCGCCGCTTCCTTGTGCAGGGCCGCAGCCTTCAGGTGACCGCGCTTTCCGTCGGCCTCCATGCTGGCGGCGTTGGCGTCATCACTGCATTTGCAGGCGTCGGAGTCGTCGGGATCACCATCCTTGGAATCGTTATGAACGCGATTGTTTGCTTTCCATGCCTTTCCGGCGTGAAACTTGGCCATGTGCTCGTGATAATCCGCAGCCGCATCATTTCCTTCGGCTCGGTGAAGCTTTGCGGCGCGCGCGTGCGCCTTGGACGCCTTCTCATGGGACGCCTTGTCGTTAGCGCCTTTTGTGGCTTCATGCGCCTTGGCGCTGGCCTTGTTTTCCTTTCCACCCTCGCCTTCGCCCTCGCCGTACTGGTTGCCGTGGAATGGGTGTCCGACGTAATCACCGTTTTTGATTGAACCATCAGATTCAAGACGGTTGGAAATTGCGTTTAGAACGGCTTCCGGCTTGGTATCAGCCGGCAAGCCAAATGTTTCTGCGATGTTTTTCATTGTAGGTTTCCACCGGTTGGTTATGGGCTTCTGCCCCCGGTTATTGTTCATGTTGGTCAACGTAAGACCGCCCAGGCGCAGCGGCCGCACTTTCTTTCCGTCCAGTTTTTCAAGCGCATCCGATGAGTACTCGGTCGAGAAGAATCGGTAGTCGCCACCGTCCACGGCGGCCTTGCCAGTTGTGGTCCATCGGATTTTTCCGTAAACGCCATCATCCCGATTCTGCAATTCCTGGAGCCACCCGTAGGCGCGCGTCTCTTGGTCGGGCTGGTCGGAGAAATGCTCGTGGTCAATCAGCATTTCGGAGCCATGCCGGAGAGTGCCAGCCTTGGCATCCTGGTTGAATTTGTTCACGATCGATTCCGTTGCGTCCTTGTCGATCACCTGAACGACGCCAGCAGCGCGGTTTGGATGCGTTCCCGCCGCTTCGATCATGTACCAGCCGTCCGTCGGGTGCTGGAAATCGCGGTTTAGAATCGTGATCATTTGGAAAGCCCTTTCAATAGCGAATCCTCAAGCATTGGCGAAAGCCCCTTGGCAAGCGAGTTGTCGGCCTGGATCGCCTTTTCAATGGCCGGGAAATCCTTAAGCAGCTTCTCAACCATGTGCTGCTGAATGGTGGCGTCGTCAATGGCCGCAATGGCTTCCAGTCGCTTCATGAGCGGCAAAAGCATCTCAGCCAGGGTTTCGGAAAGGTCGGTCGGATCATCGATGGCCCGGTTGGAAAGTTTCGCCGATGGCGCGGCTGGATCGTTTTGGTTGTCGGTGGGTGTGCCATCGGCGGAAAATGAAGGATCAGGCGGAGCAACCCGGGTCAACTTGATGCCCGTGCGTTCGCTGATTTCCGAGGCGTCGGTTTGCAGGTTGACGCCCTCCAACTTGACGACGGTGTCGGCCAGGGCTGAAACGTCGTCAACATCCTTTGTGGCCAGCGCGAAATACACGCAAACTGGCTGGCCAGGGAATGCGGCCGCCAGCTCCGGGGCGTCGAAGTCACGTTGCAGCGTGTCATTGATGCTGCTGGCCTTGGTGACCGCAATCTTTTGCCAGGCTACAGCATGCTCTTCGCTCGCCCCTTTGCCGATGCCGGTAGGCATTGACAGCATGGTCAGAACACCACCCGTACCAGCCAGAACCAAGTCGGCCTCCTGCGCGCCAGTGAATGGAAGAAATGGGGAGTCGCCGCGGACCCCTTGGGAGGGAAACTCAACGCTTGATCCGTGAGGAAGTACGCCAGACACGCCGCGCGCCACGTCCTCAGCCGCCGCCTGGTAAGCCGTTTCTTTACCCTTGGCTATGTCGGGAGGCATGATCACCACAGAATTTGGAAGGCCGAAAATCTCCGTGAACGATGCGAAATCCTTCCGGCCCATGAGCCAGTTCACGAACGAAATCAAGGCGATCTCGTAAAGGGGCGCTTCTGCCTCCTGGATCACGAAATCCTCACGGGGCATTTTGACGCTGCCGATTCGGTTCTCCTCGCCCAGAGTCGGCTTGCAGGACCCCAGTCCGATTCCTATCAGGGAATTGACGTTATAGTAAAAATCACCATAAAACCCGTCGCGCGCCCAGCACCACGGCTCGAGCCAGTAGAGCTCCTCGACTGCCGCGTCATTTGGCCCGCCCTGGTATCGATGCTTTTGCAGAACGGCGTAACCGCGCAGGTCGGCCAGCGCGAGTTGGCAAATGGAAGTTTTCAAGTTCTTCAGCAGGTCGTAACGGGATTGCAGAAATTTGCGCTGCGCTTCCGCCATTGCTGGGGTGGCCCCCTCCGGCAACTGTTCTTTCACCCTGACCTTTGACTCGAGCTCCTTGATGTGGCTGACAAGTTTCTCTTCAAACCCGCGTAAAACCGGAAACCGCTTTTCCGCCTTGCGTAGCGTCAATTGCGTCTCAACGAACGCCCCGCGTTCCGACTGTTCAAACAGGTACATGAGGCGCGCGATGGTGAGACCGCGCAGCGGGTTGTAATTATCGCGCCAATAATTTGACCGCCGCACCAGCTCCTCCTGCGACACGCCACCGCCGGGTGTGTTGCTGGGGGTTTGTGTTGGGCTGAAAAAGTTCGTGTTTGGCGACGCCTTGCCCGCGTTGTCGGGGTCAAGTCCCATGGGGAGTCCGACGGCAGCTTGCGAATAATTGGCGGTCGATTCGTTCAATCTGAAGCAACCATTGCTTCATAACCATATTAAAGTCAAGGAATATTTCTATTCTGGCGGATCGACAAATCCTTTTTCAGAGGTGATCTCACCCAGCACAAGTCCGGTCAAACCTTCCAGAGATTATTTGAGAGCGGCGCGAATCGTAAAGGGCGGTGATCGGGCCGGCTTCGCCATTTTCATGGAGATAATCCAACAAATAGCGGTAAGCGTCCATGCTGTGATCGTTCTTTTTTACAGGCATGTCCTTTTCCGGCTTCCAGACATACGACTCAAACTCGTTTATGTGGTTCAAGCATGACGGATTAACAGTGTACCTGGGACGGCCGTCCCCCATGGTTTTCAGCCGGTCCTGTACCTGGCCGATGCCGAACAGGACTCCACCTTTCGCGCCGTGAGCGTTTATTCCACGGGTTCGCATGTCAGCAATCATGCCGGCCGCCGCCTCATCCACTGCCGCAAATTCGCAATGGTATTCAGAAAACCACTCCTCGGCCTTGGTGATCAAGTCAGTCGGAAGTACGCCCCGCTGGTAGAATTCTTTGAAGCAGTGGTGCCGGCCATCTCCATCCTCGCCTATGAGCAGGATCACCGCCGGGTTGTCGTACCCGATGTCCATTGCCAAAAACCACCTTTTCATTTCACGCTCGCCACGTTCAACGACGTGAATCTGCGGGTTGAACATGTCGTAAACTGCCCCCTCTGCGGTGGCCCAAATCCCATCCTTGAGCCTCAGTCTCCGAACCCCTGTTAGAGCATCCAGTGCGGCCATCGACTTGACGCCCTGAGGGGTCAGTTCACCTGACTCCGTGTAGAGTGATGGATTATCGTGGTGCGTGGTGACAATCATTCTTAGGCTCTGCCGCTTGCGAATCCAATGCATCGAGCCGCCGGGGTTGCAGTCGCCCCAGAGCTGCGGATTGGCCACCACCGCGCCACGACCAGTCACGCGCGTCAACAGCGTTTCCCAGTCGTCGATCACGAGCTCCTCGGCCTGGTTTACGTAAATCCCGTCGCGCTCGCTCGACAAAACCCGGCCCGGATTATCCAACCCAGCCAGCCAGATTTGCGAGCCGTTCCGGTAAATGAAACGCTCGGGCTTCTCCCCGCCATACGCCACAATCCCGCGCATTTCCGGCTGCACGACGCGCTTGTAAGTCATCACGCACGAGCCGACCAGAGATGAGAATGTTTTCCTGGCCATCACCATTTGCGAGCCCGGCACCGCCTCACAGATCGCGTGCAGCTTTAAAATGGAGGCAACCGTCTTCCCGGTTTCAGCGGGCCCTGAACACATCACCTCCTGCTGGGTGCTCGTGAAAAGCTCCCCATTGCCACCGCGAAGCTCATAAACTGGAGTGCTCAAAATTCAAACTAGTTTGATGTTTGCGCATTCAATTCGTTCCCTTATAAAACAAAGTCACCCTGTTTTGTGCACTTTGATGCATTTGGTATTGACACTGAAGCGTCTGGGTACCAATAGTATTTCACCACTGACACGCGCCTTTTCATGCTTTCGCCTTTGGCAGTTCCGCACCCCTCACAACAATTTGAATCGGTGCTATCGATGTTCCGTCGGGATTTTGCACAACTTGCTCGACACGGTCGCGCCAGTCCAGAGGGAAACGGTTGATCATCTGGAATCTGAACGCCGCCGCATTCAGCCGCCGAGCATCTGAATCCCATAATCCATCCTGGCCCTGATCTTCCCACCACGCCTGCGCCAGCTCACGAGCGCGCGTCATACTGTCACAAAAGTCTGGCTTTTCCTTCTCCCATTCGATCAGTGTTTTTCGACAAACGTCCAGAACAGCGGCGATTTGGACACGAGATTTGCCCTGCCGACCGAGCTCGATTACCTGCTCGCAGAACTCCGGCCTGTAATCCGTTGGCCGGCCGAAAGGTTCTTTTCTTACATGTGGTGAAATTTCATCTTTCATGGTTGATATTTACTTCATTTTTGCTCATAAATCAAAATCCCCTCATTTCAACCCCCTCCGAATGTCCGCCAACCGCTTCAAAACCTCGCCAGCAGGCAGGGCGCGGCCCCGGCTGGCCTGTTTTGTGGGTTTGGCCGGCTCATCATCCGACTTCCAGTCAGCGCTGTCATTCCGGCAGACCACACAATAGGCATTCTTTGCCGCGTCGTGGGCACCCGGCGGTGGCATGTTGACCGTGTCGTCGCAGACTCTACAATACCAATGGCTCATAGATTTCTTTCCGAAAAGTCTTGGGTATTCACACCCACACAAATGTTTTTATCGCGAATCAGACGCGAGAAAATCCGACCGTCAACCGCCTTGAGTCCGTCCGCGTCCTTGTTGCTGGAAATCAGAGTCCATTGGTCAACCCGACAGCCGAGCAGGGTGTTTAACTCCTCTGCGGCAAATCCACTGGCGTCCCGCTCAGCCCCAATATCATCCAAAAACAACACCGGCCAACGCTTCATCTCTTGGCGCATTTCAAACACATAGCCAGAACGAAGTTTGTGAACAAAATCAGGCCAGTAGATGATTTTGGGAAAATAATCAATCCGGCTCCAGTCGGAATTGGCCTTGGCATATTGCCAGAGGCGTTTGCAAATGTGAGTTTTTCCGGTGCCACTGACGCCGATGAACGAAAGCCAGCGCGGGGACACCTTGGCCTTGAATGCTGATGCCCATTGCTGGGCCGCCGTGGCCATTTTGACCAACTCCGGATCGCCGCAGGTGTCGAACCCCAGCCATTCAGCGAACTTTGGCTTTAGCGGCTGCGGACAGGGGTCCGGCGTTATAAGTTCCTGCATTGCGGTCGGGAGCAGTTGAGCGATTGTTTTCATGTTTCTGTCTTTCTTCAAATGTTCGAGCCTTGTCTAGCGCCTCATCCCAGTTGCTGAGCAGCTTGGACATTGACTGGTAAAAAAACGCCTTTTCCTTCTCGCGCCAGGCGGTGATTTCCTTCAACTCGAACAGCGCGCTTTCCCTCTGGGAAATTCCAGAGATCGCACTTTGCTCGATGTAGGAAAGCGGCGCGCCAGCTGGCCGGTTAAAAAACGAGCACACCTTGGCGGCGATTACGTCGTAGGGTAGGGGACTGGTTGATTCCGTTGCCATCCCGTTTTGCAGCCAGTCCTCCCCAAGCAGTTTTCGCTCCACTTTGGGACAGAGTTGCTTTTGAGTTGGAAGAGCGGGCGCGCTTCCCTCTGCTTCTGCTTGTTGCATCTGCTTACTGCCTCTGCCTCTGCCTCTGCCTCTGCTTGGGCTTACCTCGCTTACGCCAGCTGACGGCTGCTTACTATCGCTTACGCCAGCTGATGGCTGCTTACTACTGCTCGGCTTATTCTTCTCGCGCCACCGGGCTTGAGCGAGCTTGTTTTGCTCCCGGCGATCATCCTCATTTTTGATGGCGCGATACTTCCCGTGGTTCACGATCTTCCATCCCCATGCCCGGTGTTCATCCATCCTAAGCAGCCTAGCGCCAGCACATTCCGGTGATCTACTTTCTGGGTCTGGAGCTTCCAAAATGAGGATTGCGGCCCGAACTTCCTCCTCTGTTAAGCCGGTTTCCTCCGCCACGGCCCGAAAATGCTTATCCACATACCCGGCGGCGTCGGCATGTGCCAGGAGGTTGGTAAAGACAAGAATTTCATGGGGCCGACCCCGCAGGGTGCCTTGGTAAAGGGAGGCGAATATTTTGGCGTACATAGCAGAGTAAGCAATACTATAAGCATTACGGGAGTCAAACGGAATTACAAAAGCTGCGGCTCTGGGTTGAGACAAGCCGGCGAAAACCAAAGCCGTTCCCGCTTCCCGTTGCCTGTTCGCTCGGTCGCCTGACCACCGTAGCCCTCCCCGGCGTTCCAGACGTGCACCAGCCAGTTGTCCGGCATCTGGTGTTCACCATCATAGCCAGCCAGGCAAATCCGCATCAGCTTGTTTTTACCCTGTTCAATCGCCCATTCGCGGACATCGTGGGCCACCGTTTTGGATTCACAGCGGTAAAGATTGTTGTTTCGATTGGCGGTGTCGGCATATGGCGGGTCCAGAAAAACCCCGGTGATACCGTGTTTAAAAGTGACGCTCGGGCCACACGCACGGGACCAATCACCACAGCACACGCGCACGCCGCGCAGGCGGTCGGCAAGCTGCTGAAAATATTCAATCAACTCTCCGCGCTGCAGATTCACTCCCTGACCTTTGTTGCCGAGGTGGACGCGCTGCCGATTCACTCCCTGACCGTTGCTGCCGAGGTGGACGAGCTTCCGATTCACTCCCTGACCGTTGCTGCCGAGGCGGACGAGCTGCCGAGCCCCATCAACCTCCTGGGCAGACCACGGTCCCTTGCCACTGCAAAACCCAGACCCAATCCAGCAGGCCATTCCCCAGACCCACCAACCGGCAATTTTGGCGTCAAAATAATCTGGGTCACCTTCTAGCCGCGCCTGCAGTGAGTCTTTGACGCCGACAAGCCAAGCGTGGCGGGCGTGCAAATCATTCTCATTCACCGGCCAGTCAGCGAACCCAGAAACAGCATCGGGGTCCGCTCGCAATGCCCGCCAGAAGTTCGCCAGCAGGCCGTCGGCGTCATTCACAGTTTCAAGGCTGAATGGCTCCGGTCGGCCCAGCAGAACCGCGCCTGAGCCAAAGAACGGCTCGACGTAGTTTGCCACCGCCCCGAATCGCTTCCAAATTTCGTCGGCTACTTTACGCTTTCCACCCCAGTACGGGAACGGTGATTTTAAGGTCATATTTTTCATGCCACATCGGCGGGAAATTAAGGTAAAATCCTTTGCTGTTGCCACTGACCATCTTGTTTCCACACCAGCCAGAAATCAACCTCAGGCCATTGGTGAGCCGCGACCTTTAAGGCGAGCTTGCCCCGGTCAATGTTCTTTACGGCCATCCCCTTACACTCCCACGCGGTCAGTCGGCCGCCGCGCCAGCCAGTCATGTCCGGTTTGTAAAAGGCGTTCCCGCCGATCTTAAACTTGATGGCTTGCGCCCTGAGTCCGTTTACCCGCTCACCCTCAAAGCTGAACATGCTCAATTGGCTGAACCACGCTTGCTCCAGCTTGTTCATGAGTGGCTTTTCGCTCTGGCGTATGCGCTTTCCATTCGCCTGCTGTGGCAGGATTCCAAAAGCATCAGTTGCATTCGCCCGAATAAAGCTCTCGGGTGCATTTGGGAATTTCTTTCGGAGTTCGATTGAGTTCATTTTTAATGCCCGGCGGAATAACCCGCCGGGCGGTTGGATTTAGGTGCCTGAAATTAAGGTGTAACGTCTCCGTCTCGGAACATGCCGGGTTTGTAATCAGCACTGAACATCATGCGTTGCCGGGGCGGAGGCGGTGCGCCGTTCATTTCCACAAGGCGGGCGAACGCGGCCTCGTATTTAGCGGCGAACTCGGCGAGCGACTCCGCCAGACTGAGGTGATACTTTTCATCGCGCTCAATAACGAGATGGAACGCCGGGAATGCGTCGAGGTAGCAGGCCAGCGGGTAGGACAGAAAGTGCCATGTCGCGCAGCCGGTTACCAACATCGACCCCTGAACCTGGCCCCGGTAGTCATCCGGCAGCTTTCCAGCCAGTAGGTATCCAATGTGAGTCTTGAGTTCGGGGCACTTGATTTCAATGCCGCTCCAGTGGGGGGTTGCGCCTTGGAGCACGCTGGTTGCGCGATCTTCAAGCCACGGCCCCGCCCATCCAACCAATCCATCAGGTGAGCAACCCGCGCCATTTGCATCTTCCTCTTTTTCAGACTCAACAAACCCAACGTGCTTGATGTCAAGCCCGTATTCGAGTGACGCGAACGCGGATGCCTTTTCTTCCACAATGACGCCATTGTTGACGGCCATAGAGATGAACCCGCCGGATGCGCGGCCTGTCCACCGCTCGGCCAGCTTTTCAGCGAGGTAGGTTTTCGGCATCTGGCCTTTGCGCAGATTGCCTTCGCTGTCCACGATGCGGTAGAATTCGCTCGAGGTGATTTTACCGGCGCGGATTTCAAGCCATTCTTGGGTTGCGTCGCCGCCGGTTTTTTGCTGGAAGTGCGCGTGAACTTTCATTGGTCAGCCTTTTGTTCCCAAGCCAATTCTTCAGCTTGTTCTATTTCTTCGTCATGCAATTCTATCTCATTTCCGTCAACGGTTGCGCGGATGAATTCTAACTCCGCAGGTTCGTCTGGCTCCAATGCCGGACCAGCCCCGCGCACGCCACCACATGAATCCCGCTCTCCGCGATGCGCACGGTGATATTCAAATTCAACATCCGCCTGCAATTCAATGGTGCCCGCCTGCAATTCAATGGTGCACGAAGGTCGCTCTATGGTTAGGGTGATGGTCATTTGACACCTTCCTTCCGCTTAAGCATCCGGTCGCACCGGGGATAGTCAATGGCCGCGATGTCGGAAAAAGACTTCACGTTTGCGCCGGCAAACTCGAAGAACGCCACCTTGTTCGCGTTAGCCATCGCCACGCGGTGTTCCAGCTCGTCCGCCTGCTCCTTGGTTATCTTCGTTGCGATGTCGCCCAAATTGCGGGCGTCGTCCGTCTCGCTTGTGCGTGATTTTAGGCCAAACCACTTGATGACCAGATGTCGCCACGCGCTTGTGGTGGCCCCCGTGTCCGCCGCCGTGGCATCCTTCATACGGTTCGTTCCGCCCGACCGGACAGAGTAGCGGCGCGTCTCGTCATGACCGTCCTCATGCGTCAATGTAACCACCGCTGTTGATTTGTCCCCATCGGTTTCCTGCCCGAACATCAGCGTGAATCCATGCTTGAACAGAACTGGGTCAAGCTTCGATGTTATTTCAGCCTCAGAACAATACCGAAAAGCGACTTTACCGCTATCGGTTTGCGCCTCCTTGTCGGCGTAAAACTTCATCGTGCTGATTTCTTTCCGCAGCTCGAAAAAAGAGCGGTTGAACTTGGCCTTGCTTTCGAGCGCAACCTCCTCGCGGCGCATGGCGATGATCTCCTTGACCACGGCGACGTTTTCGGACGTGACACCACCACGGACGGCGGCGTCAAGGATTTCAAGCGACGTGGGCGCGGTGCGGACGACGGTGCCGTCCATCTTTACAAGTTCCTGGCTCACAGCAATTCTCCGGTTGAGATTTGAGACTCGATCCATTTAGCCAGCGCCTCCACCTTAGCGCTCAATAGCGAGAAGTGGTGACTGTTGTGGAACACAGGGCGCGGCAAACTGCGCAGCGCGTCCGCATAAGCTTGCGCCTTCGCATTGTCTGGCGCGGCCTCAGCCTTCTTTTTGGCGGCAGCTTCGGCGGCCTGGCGCTCGGCCTCCCCATCACGCAGGCGCTTTGCCTCCGCCTCGGCCTGCGCCAGCTTCCGGCGCTCCTCGTCGGCAACGGCCTTCAATCTAGCCTGCTCCTTGCGGGCCTTTTCAGCGGCAGCATCAGCCGCAGCTTTAGCGGCAGCGCGCTCTTCTGCCAGTTTGGCGGCAGCAGCTTCCCGTTGCGCCTTGGCGGCAGATTCCGCCGCCGCCCGCTCCTCGGCCAGCTTCTTTGCTGCGGCTTCGCGTTCTGCCCTTGCTGCGGCCTGCTCGGCGACCAGCTTGCGGGCGGCTTCCGCGCGCTCTGATTTGGCGGCAGCCTCGCGGGCGTCGGCCTCGGCTTTCAGCCGCGCATTCTCGGCGGCGATGCGTTCGCGTTCAATGCGCTCGGCTTCCGCTTTGGCTTTGGCATCAGCCGCAGCCTTGATTCTTTCAGCCTCCACCTTTGCGGCGGCGTCAATCTTGGCTTGGCGCAAAAGCTTCTCGTCGGCAAGATAGGTGGCATAATCACTGTCCGACATGGCGGAAACATCCCCAAAACACACGCAGTCCAGCGCCTTCAATTCGGCCTCGCGGGAAACCTTCAAAGCGGCCAGTCGGGCAGCCTGGGCCCGAGCAGCGATATCTTCAGCCTCTTGGAGCGCGGTCTCAACCGGGGACAAGTCGGCCAGCAAAATGTTGTGGAATCCGTCAACCGCCTTGCCGTAAAGCAGTGCTGATTGTTTTTCCCGCTTGCGGGCCTCATCGCTCTCCAGCCGGACAGCGCGCAGGGCTAGACGGCAGGCACGCGATTTCTTGATCTCGCGCACACAGGTTGCGTCCTTGACGGATTCGGCCACGCCCTTGGCCTGTTCGATGGCCGCGCGGCCCTTCTCAAAGATGGGCCGGAAAGTTTCCGCCAAGCTGGTGGCTTTGGCCGATTCAAGTCCGGTCTGGCTGGCGAACTTTACTAGCTTGTCCTGCGGGACGACTTCGCCTTCAATTGTTTTAGTTTCGTTTGTCATAGGTTTTGTTTTGGTTAAATTAGTGAGCGCGGCGGGATTTGTTACGCGATGCGCCAGACACGAACCTCAGTTTCGCTGATCTTCCTCGTCGTAACCTTAATGTTGAGGCGTGGCGCGGCTGACGTGGCGGATGTTCGATTTTCCAGGGCCGTCACAAAGGAGTCTCCAACCTTCATGCTGCGCAGCACGCCAGTGATTCCTTTAGCGCCGAACCTGGGCCAGGTGGGGAATGGAATACCGCTTTCAAGTTTGATTTCAGTCATAATTTTTGGTGTTTGGTTAAATTGAAGCCGCGCCGCCTGCTGACGGCGCGGCAGTTTTGTTTTTGGTTTTCAGGCCGCCCTGCATCTCACCTTCATGTTCCAATTTATTAACCGTGCCGAGGACTTCGCTGCTCTCGATCGTTTCTGTTTCCTTGAAAATCCGCACCGTTTCCTGAAGAATTGGAATTGAATCCATTGTGATTGTGGCCGAAGACACGGTATCCTGGGGAATGCCCCGGATAGGCGCCCAGGAAAATGAAAAATTGACCCCTTTTTCGCCAGCCCCGAAGTGAAGACCGACTAATGCCTCGCAAAGGTTCGCGCTAACCCCACGGTTGACGGCAATTTTCATAGGCGCAATGTCTCCTTTTGCCGCCACTTCGCGACAAGCAATCTCCACGGCATTCAGGGCGTTGGCCAAGGTCCTCACCGTCTGTCTTTCGAATGGTTCATCCGGTTCCAGATCATTTCCGAACAGATCTTTACCGGCTGCAAGCCTTGGGCTGACAGGAGAAATAATCTTCATGATGTAACTGCCGCGTTGCGGAATTCCAAAATAAGCACGTTCAAGATAATTCATCGCCTGCTCTGGTTTTCGTTTGTTAAAAAGCGGCCGTTTCTCAAGGGCGGAGCAAGCCGCAGCCAGCATCATGTTCCTGGCCTCCTGATGAATTCTCATTCCTTGCTCAAGGGATAATGCGCCATCCGCGTTCGCTCCCAGCAAGCGCGGGCGGATTACGTCCGCATTGATCGCGGTCAGATCCTCATAAATTTCAACCTGAGTTCTCGCTTCGGCCTTCTCGATCACTCTTAGAATATCAACCACTCTATTTGTGTAATCGCGGATTTGCGAATCAAAGGGAACGAGCAATTCGTAGGAAACATTCGCGATTTCCTTTGCCCAAAACGCTCCGCGCTCAATTCTCTGCACTTCCTGCCATTTGTTCGAACGCAGGTATGCCATGATGTCCAATGGTCGAATGGAATTAGAGGATAGATTGATTGTGATCATATACCATCTCCATCAATAATTTTCCGCCTCCAGCTTGGTAATGAAAAAATGGATACCACTCGCGCATTCGGATTGCCAGTCTGTTGAGAATGGCTCTTTCGGGGCCACGGTTTCACCGACTTCATAAAGGAAACTTGAATCATGCGAGCTAAATGCGGAATCCTGAGGTTTTCCGCCCTTCGTGATTTCCAACACCTTGGCCGATTCTGCCCGGCATTTTCGGCAAAACGCGTGGGATCGTTTCGCGGTAGCTGGGATCAGCAGCTTGACAATCGCTCCGTCTCTGCATTTTTTCCAGCCGATTAAATCGCCATCCGGCAGGATGCATGTCATTGCGATCGGAAGCTCTGCGTTTTTCGCGCCGCTCAGGTTCGCGCCGCTCAGGTTCGCGCTGCTCAGGTCCGCGCCGCGCAGGTTCGCGCCGCGCAGGTCCGCGCTGCTCAGGTTCGCGCTGCTCAGGTCCGCGCCGCGCAGGTTCGCGCCGCGCAGGTTCGCGCCGCACAGGTTCGCGCCGCACAGGTTCGCGCTGCGCAGGTCCGCGCTGCGCAGGTTCGCGCTGCTCAGGTCCGCGCCACACAGGTCCGCGCCGCACAGGTTCGCGCTGCGCAGGTCCGCGCCGCACAGGTCCGCGCTGCACAGGTCCGCGCTGCACAGGTCCGCGCTGATCAGGTCCGCGCCGCGCAGGTCCGCGCTGCTCAGGTCCGCGCCGCGCAGGTCCGCGCTGCTCAGGTTCGCGCCGCTCAGGTTCGCGCCGCTCAGGTTCGCGCTGCGCAGGTTCGCGCCGCTCAGGTTCGCGCCGAACAGGTCCGCGCTGCGCAGGTCCGCACCGCTCAGGTCCGCGCCCCTCAGGTTCGCGCTGCGCAGGTCCGCGCCGCGCAGGTCCGCGCTGCACAGGTTCGCTTTTGATTTCAGCGCAACCAGAATAGCCGCGCCAAGATTTTCAGCGTCGGTTTCGAAAATGACGCTGCCATTCCATTGGTTTTTTATTTGGATTTTCATATTTGTTTTCACGTATGCTTTTATGACAATTTGCAAGGAAAAAGGTTAAATTACAGCCATCAAAAGTTTCCCGATAAACTCCGTATATTGCTTGCGAAAGCTCATCCCTATTCCATCCCTATTCGTGCACGCCGCTGGCGTCTCATCGGGCACCCCGTGCGCGTGGCCACCAGCGACCAGTAGCGCGCAGATGCTGGCGTTGTCGCCGCGTTGGGCCTCGCGGGGCACTCCGATCTGGTACCAGAGCGAGGCGAGTCGGCCCACGGTTTGGGCGGCATCCCTGATTTTCATATTTCAACAGGTGTCACAGGTTCGCTTTTGATTTCAGCGCAACCAGAATAGCCGCGCCAAGATTTTCAGCGTCGGTTTCGAAAATGACGCTGCCATTCCATTGGTTTTTTATTTGGATTTTCATATTTGTTTTCACGTATGCTTTTG